CGACAGAAGATTTCAAACGATGTTAGAAGATTACTGGTTGCCACGTAGAGAAGGTGGTAAAGGTACTGAGATTACCACACTACAAGGTGGACAAAACTTAGGTGAGATTGATGACGTATTGTACTTTCAAAAGAAGATGTTCAAGTCATTGAACGTTCCAGTTTCTCGCATAGAATCTGACAATGGATTTTCTTTAGGTCGTGCTTCTGAAATTACTAGAGATGAATTGAAGTTTGGTAAGTTTGTTTCACGTTTGCGTTTGAGATTTTCACACTTGTTTGACAAGATGCTTGAAACACAGCTTCTACTTAAAGGTGTTTGCACTCGTAAAGAGTGGGAACAAATGAAAGAAGAAATCAGCTATGACTATCAATCAGACTCACACTTTGCCGAACTCAAAAATGCTGAATTGATGAAAGATCGATTGGGTCTTCTTTCAGACATTGACGGATATGTTGGCAAATACTTCTCTATTAATTATATCAGAACAAACATCCTACATCAAAGCGAAGAAGATATAAAACAAATGGACGAAGAGATGGAAGAAGACAAAGCAAACATGGATGGAGAAGATTCTGTAGCAGAAGATTTACCACCTCCAGCACCAGTCGCACCTCCACCACAACAACTTGTTGTGAGTGTAAAGAAAGAAGAAACTGAAAACACTGGAGTAATTGATGACGTAGACCAAAGAGAATTGGCTAAGTCTATGACTGCATTTTTTGGCACACTAGTTGAAGAGGCTAAAGGTGACAAAGAAGGAAACTAATCTTAGCGGTACACTCAGCGAAGCGGTTTCTGTTGCAACATCAGTAGCATACACAAGACAAGAGATACAAAAACTTAAGACAGAATTAGTATCTCTTTTAGAAAAGAAAACAACAGAAGTAATCGTTGAACAAGTTCCTGGTCCAGTCGGTCCACGTGGAGCCCTTGGTGCGACCGGCACACAGGGATCTAAAGGCGACAAGGGTGACAAGGGCGATGTTGGCGAACGTGGTGAAAAAGGTGATGTTGGTGAACAAGGAGAGATAGGGCCCGAAGGTCTGCAAGGAATAAAAGGTGATGTCGGTTCACAAGGTGAACAGGGCGAACGTGGTTTGCAAGGCGAACAAGGCGTACAGGGTATTGCTGGTGATCGTGGTGACAAAGGCGAGAAAGGTGATAGGGGTGCAGATGGACAAAATGGTCTGGACGGAAGAGATGGAGAAGCGGGCAAAACTGGTCCCGCTGGATCAACTGGCGAACAGGGAATTCAAGGTGAGCGAGGTGAGAAGGGTGACAGAGGCGAACGAGGACAAGACGGACAACAAGGAATTCAAGGATCAATCGGACCAAGAGGTGAGATTGGACCACAGGGCATTCAAGGTGTTTCAGGTAAGGATGGTAAAGACGCAGACATAAAACCTGTTGAAGAAAAGTTTCAGAAGTTTATTGATAATGTTCAGAAAGATGTTAGCGCATTTAAAACAAAAGTCAATGCAGTAATTGTTAAATCTGGTGGGCAACACGGAGGATCAGGCGGATCAGGTGAAGTAAATCTACGTCACTTAGATGACGTTGACAGAAACAGCATCGCCGATGGTTATGTTTTATCTTATGATAATGCATCAAGTAAGTTTGTCTTTGTAGCACAAACTGGTGGCGGCAGTACTATAGATGCATTTGCAAGAACAACTGCAAACTCTGCATTCTCTACAGCTAACGCATCACACATTCAAGCAAATACGGCACTCAGCATTGCACAATCTGCATTCGCACAAGCCAACACTGGTGGTGCGGCTGGTACAGATAATCTTGCACGTTCTATTGCCAATAGCGCATTTTCTACAGCAAACTCTGCACTCAGCATTGCACAATCTGCATTTGCAGAAGCCAATACGGGCGGTGGTGCAACAGAATCATTAAATGTTGAATTTGACAATAGTAGTGGTGTTGCGTATAAAGTTGTTGCTTTAAATGTTTCAGCCAATACTGTTTTGGCTTCAGCATTAGATATAACACAAGTAGATAAAATTTTAGGAGTTTTGGACGATTCAGGAGAGACAGTAACTTTTGGTTCAATAACTAATGTATCATGGACTTGGACTCCAGAACAATCTTTATATCTTGGAAGTAATGGTGATATTGTGGCAACATCAACAGTCAATGGTGCGGCATTTTCATTGAGACTTGGATACGCAATATCGGCAACAAAAGCATTTATAAAAATCGGAACACCAATCGTATTATAAATAAGTAAAAATTAAGGAGAATTTTATGGCAAACGCATTGTACCCAAAAGCAAAAGAATCATTTATTAATGCTCATATCAACATGAGTGCAAATACGATTACTATTGCGCTTGTTGACACTGGAGTATACACCTTCAGCACATCACATCAATTTAGAAGTGACGTTTCAAATAGTGCTGTAATAGCAAGTACGGCACTATCAAATAAAACTGTTACCAGCGGAGTTTTTGACGCAGATGACGCAACATTTACATCCGTTACTGGTGCAAATTGTGAAGCATTATTGATATTTCAAGATACAGGAGTACAAACTACTTCTAGACTGATTGCTTACATTGATAGCGCAACTGGTTTACCAATTCTACCTAACGGCGGTGACATTACAGTAGTCTTCTCTTCTGGCGCAAGTAAAATATTCGCACTTTAATTTTTGATATAAATTAAATCATGGCTAATACTACGTTTGATAGTACAAATATAACATTTGACAATCAGACTTTAACTTTTGGACTACAACTACTTTCTCAAACAATCGTTTTAGATGTTGCATTATCGGAATTTGCTAATACACTTTTATCAGCACAGCAAGACACACCAATAATACAATTCATAGACACCAACGATAGGGCAATTGACTCTACCGTAGAGATTCCGAACACGCATAATGTATACGTGAATGTTAGACAGAGTTTATTTCTTTCTGATGTTTTACTTGCTGTTGAAAATGCACAAATTCAAACGGTGCAGTCGGCCACAATTCAACAAGTAATTAACGATCTTGACTTATCTATTGTAAGTGGACTTGCTTTTGGAGAAATAAACAATTTATTTGTTCAGATACGTCCGAACTCAACTGAATCTACACTTGCATTTGGTTCATCACAATTAAATTCAATAATTTACGCAGAAAGCGCAGAATCAACAGTTTCATTTGGTTCTGTTGGAAACTTAAACTTTACAGTAAATGTAAATTCTGTAAATTCTGAATTGACTATTGGTGATTTTTCTGTTATACAATTTGTTTCACCAGAATCAGTTACAATACAGAATAGTTTTGGAACACCAAAATTAAATTATATATTATATTCTAATTCATATGAATCTGCTATCACATTTGGTGTTCCTCAGATCAATATGGAAATTGATGATGTTCCATTCCCATCGATATCTTCAACATTAGTAATTTCACAGCCAAGTGTTAGATTTAATATCAATCCGTTAAGTATAGCGACAACTGTTAATTTTGGTACTGCATCATTCATTGATAACATTCACAGATTGCTTGTTTTTAAAGATGACAACATCTCTAAGATTGGTGAAAATGATGCTACAGTTATAGCTGGTGGTATTAGAGTTAATCCCTCAAGTGCAGTTTCTGCAACGGCATCAAGCGGAAGTTCAGTATTGCCGAACAATCCAGTAGGATTTATATCTGTAAATATTGGCGGAACAGATTATTTAATGCCATATTACAATGCTTAAAACCGATAAAGTATAAATAAGTTAGCAAACAAAAGGAAATATAACATGGAAAATGTACAGACAGCAATTCAACACGCATATGATGCAAGACCGGCTGAGTTTAAAAACTCAATTCTTGACGCACTAAACGACAAGATACAGAATCATATTGAAGTTAAAAGAATGGAATTAGCTAGGTCGATTTTTAAAGATAGCGAAGATAGAAGTCGCATCTAGGTGAAGAAGAATTTCAATCCAGTTCAGAAGGAAATGTAGATGAAGAACTTTAAAAGTTTTATCCAGTTGGATGAAGTAGAAAGAGTCAAGTATAAAGACGGCATTGCCAATAAAATGGCATATGCGTCGGATGAAGTCAAAACTAAAGGTAATAGGCTTGATAACAAGCAACCGTTTGGTGAAGGCGATGCATACGACAAAGACGTTAAGGCTAGTCCAAAACCGCATGACAAAGAAGCCGCAGCCGCACGTGCGAAGCTAGCCGCACTTGCCGCTAGAAAAGCGATGATGACGAACAAAATGAGTGAAGCAGAAACTCATCAGGCTAAGACTACAATGAAGCACATCAACAATCCAAATGCCGCTGAAAAGAAAGCCGCTAAAGATATCAAACCTGGCATTAAAGGTGTTCGTGATAGATTAGCAATGCTTCAAGCCGCAAAAGATCGTGGTGCTTTAAAGAATGAAGACGTTGATTTACTTTCTAATCTTTACGATCAGTTAGATGAAAGCAATCAAGAAATCTTTTTGAATCAGTTGGAAGAAGATGCTGAAGTACTTTTAGCATTTGCAAAAACTATAGCGGAAGAATAAAATGGCAGATACAGTAACCTCACAAACGCTAAAAGATAGCGCATCAACATGGGCAGTTAAGCTGACGAATATTTCTGATGGCACTGGTGAAGCAGGCGTTGTAAAAGTTTCTGCGAACACATTAGTTGCTTCTGCTGGCGGAGCAACTCAACGATTGTCAATCAATAAAATATTTTGGAATGTAGCAAGAGGCACTTCATCATTGCAAGACCCTAGAGTTACATTGGCGTGGAGAGGAACATCAAACACAACTATTGTAACTTTGACTGGCTCTGGCACTTTAGATTTGACAACAAATTTACAAGCACCACTCACAAACAATGCTGGCGCTGGAGCCAATGGAGATATCTTGTTAACTACTACAGGATTTACTGCTAGTGCTGGATATACACTCATATTAGAAGGCAAGAAGACTGCTGGATATTCTAGCCGTGAAACTACCGATGATGGTGTAAGCCCATAATATGTTGAAATTTAAAGAGTTTATATCTCTCTCTGATGAACAGTTAGATGAAGCTAGAATTGTAAAAGTCAATAGAGTACGTGCTGGAGTTGTTCAGCGCAGAAAAGTTGTTTCTGCAACACCTGGATATAAAGTTTTAGATGGTAAACTTGTGAGAATGTCTTCACAAGAAAAAATGCATCGTAGAATTGCACAGCGCAAAGCGGCTAGAAAACGTGCGCCAAAACTTGCATTGATTTTACGCAAGAGAACAAAGTCACTTAAAAAACGAACATCGGCAGGACTAAAATGAAACTAATTACAGAAATCAATGAGCAAGTAAATATCATTACTGAAGCAAACGAAGCTGGCGGTAAAAACTTCTTCATTGAAGGCATCTTCATGCAAGCAGAACAAGAAAACAGAAACAAGAGAATGTATCCGTTAGAAGTTTTGCAAAAAGAAACAGAACGATATGTCACAGAGTATGTGATGAAGAATCGTGCTTACGGCGAGTTGGGACATCCAGATGGTCCAACAATCAATTTAGAACGTGTTTCGCACATCACTAAAAGTTTACGTCAAGATGGAAACAATTTCATCGGCAAAGCAAAAATTATGGACACACCATACGGCAACATTGTAAAAAACTTAATGAGTGAAGGTGCAGTGGTTGGTGTGTCAACAAGAGGTCTAGGAAGTCTTGTTGAAGGAAAGAATGGAGTTAAGGTTGTTGGCAATGACTTTTATCTTGCAACTTGTGCAGATATTGTAGCAGACCCTTCAGCACCAGATGCATATGTACGTGGTATTATGGAAAATAAAGCGTGGGTTTGGGATAACGGAATCATCAGAGAAGCTGATGTTTCAACACAAAAAGAAGTTATTCAAAAGTCTTCACAAAAAGACTTAGAAGAAAACATGATAAAAGTGTTCAAAGATTTCATCTCCAAGCTATAATTTTTTATAAATACATGTACTAATAATTTTAAATATCATACAAAGGAGACTGCTATGACAGAACAAGTAATGGACAAGGTTGAAGACCTTGAAAATAAAAAATTAGAAGAAGGTGAAATGCCACCTGCTCTTAAAGCCTATCTTGATAAAAAAGGTAAAAAAGGCGACAAGTCTAAAGATGACGAAGAAGACATGGAAGATGATGAAAAAGAAAAAATGATGAAAGAAAAGAAAGCAAAAATGAAAGAAGACATTGATGCTATTTTCTCTGGTGAATCTCTTTCTGAAGAATTCAAGCAAAATGCACAAGCAATTTTCGAAGCGGCTATTCATTCTAAAGTAGAAGAAGCAGTTGTTGCAATAGAAGAGCATTATGCAACTAAACTTGACACAGAAGTTGCATCTATCAACGAAAATTTGGTTACAAAAGTTGACGAATACCTTGAGTATGTCGTTACTGAGTGGATGGAAGAGAACAAACTTGCTATTGAAAAGGGTATCAAAGCTGAGTTAGTTGAAGACTTTATGATTGGTCTTAAGAATCTATTCACAGAACACTATGTTGACATCCCAGAAGATAAAGTAGATGTTGTTGAACAATTCGCAGAACAAGTTGAAGTACTTGAGTCTGAATTGGACAAAGCAGTTACTGAAGTTTCAAATTTGAATGCACAAATCAATATCTTCAAAAAAGAACACATTGTTAGCGAAGTCTCAGAAGGTCTTAGCGAAGTTCAATTTGCAAAATTAAAATCTCTTGCAGAAGGAATTGATTTTGTTTCAGAACAAGACTACAAAGAAAAACTTCTTTTAACAAAAAAGAAATATTTTGATGAATCTACACAAGAAACAGTCAAAAAGTCGGCTCCATTGGACGATGATACAACTTCAATTGAAGAATCATTTACTCCAGTGATGAACCACTATGTACAAAATATTTCTAGAACACTCAAGAAATAAGTTTTTATAAATAAATTAAACAATACTCAAAGGAGAAAAACATGAGCGTAGAAAATCTTTTAAAAAAATGGGCACCAGTTCTTGACCATGGCGATTTAGCCTCAATCAAGGATTCCCATAAGCGTTCCGTAACAGCGCAACTTCTTGAGAACCAAGAAATTGCTTGCCGTCAAGACGCACAAGGTTCTGGTGGTTATCGTAACCAAACATCGTTGCTTTCTGAAGCCGCACCTGCTAACAACATGGGCGCATCTTCATCTACAGCTGGTGATGGTTCAATCGACATTTATGATCCAGTTTTGATTAGCTTGGTTCGCCGTGCGGCACCTAACTTGATCGCTTACGACATTTGCGGTGTTCAGCCAATGACAGGTCCAACAGGCTTGATCTTTGCAATGCGTTCACGTTACAAAACACAAGGTGGTACAGAAGCCTTGTTCGATGAAGCTAACACAGCATTCCCTAACACAGCACAATCACAAACAGGTGCTTCACCTGCTGATTTGTCTGCTGGTACAGAGTACACACGTGGTACTGGTATGACAACAGCACAAGCTGAAGCATTAGGTGATGGCGCTGGTAACCAATTCCAAGAGATGGCATTCTCCATTGAAAAGATTGCTGTTACTGCACGTAGCCGTGCTTTGAAAGCAGAATACACAATGGAACTTGCACAAGACTTGAAAGCAGTTCATGGTTTGGATGCTGAACAAGAATTAGCAAACATTCTTTCTACAGAAATCTTAGCTGAAATTAACCGTGAAGTTGTTCGTACTATCAACTTGACAGCTACTGTTGGCGCACAAGAAAACGTTACAACTGCTGGTACATTCAACCTTGACGTTGATGCTAACGGTCGTTGGTCTGTTGAGAAATTCAAAGGCTTGATGTTCCAATTGGAGCGTGAGTCTAACGCAATTGCTAAAGCAACTCGTAGAGGTAAAGGTAACGTGCTTATCTGTTCTTCAGACGTAGCATCTGCATTGCAAATGGCTGGTGTTCTTGATTACACTCCAGCACTTGCATCTAACAACTTACAAGTTGATGACACAGGTAACACATTCGCTGGTGTATTGAACGGTCGTATCAAGGTTTATATCGATCCATATTTCGCCGCAACATCTGGTACACACTATGCAACAATCGGTTACAAAGGCACTTCAGCTTTTGATGCTGGCTTGTTCTATTGCCCATACGTTCCATTGCAAATGGTTCGTGCAGTTGGTCAAGACACATTCCAACCAAAAATTGGATTCAAGACACGTTACGGCATGGTTGCAAACCCATTCGCAACTGGTTTGACAACTGGCAGTGGTGCATTAGACAGACGTAGCAACGTTTACTATCGTATCTTCACAGTTAAAAACTTGATGTAATCCCAGGGTACCAGGGATGGGAAGAGTCACCACTAAGAGTGACATTTAAAGACCACCTTCGGGTGGTCTTTTTTTTGGCTCCTAAATACTGATAGAGGAGATAACATGACTGCAATAACTAGATCACCAGAAAATACCAATTTACTTCAACCCACAAAGTTCTTACTTACATTCGATAGAATTAAGGCCACGCAGTATTTTTGTCAGTCGGTTAATCTACCAGGCGTTTCTTTGGGTGAGGTTAATAGAGCAACTCCATTCTTAGACATGTATTCACCTGGTACCAAACTAACGTATTCTCCACTTGATGTTGAATTTTTGGTTGATGAAGAATTACAATCATGGAAAAACATATATGATTGGTTCACCTCAATTGCTGATCCAGATGGTTTTGAAAAACGCAACGGTAGTAAAGAACTACAAAACAACAAACATTTTTCAGACGCAACATTAACTATTCTAAGTGGATTAAACAATCCAATTCTAAGAATACAATATACAAATTTATTCCCGTTGAGTATAAATGATATTCAATTTGATACTACACAATCCGCAGACACCATTATAACCGCAAGCGCAACATTCAGGTATCAATCATACAAATACTTGACAGTTTAATACTTTTGTGATATAATGTTTTGATTATGGCAATTATGAATAACTATGGAAACACTTGAAATAATATTAAAAATGTGGGAATCGGATGCAGTCATCGATCAAACCGAACCCAGCAGAGAATTATTAAAGATACCTGTATATCACAGTAAGTATCTTGGCATTTTGACCAAACATAAAATCGCATCAAAGAAAGCTCATTTTGATTACCTACGTATGCGTAAGGTAAAGTGGGAATACTTTACTGGCAAAAT